ATACTCATTAGGTGGCAATACTCCTAAAGAACCATTCTATCCTATGGTGACTCAAGATATGACACCACAGATGATAAAGAATACTCAATTACTAGAAGCTGGTCTATTATCACAGAATAGTCCTGAAGCAAGAGCATTAAAAGAAAACGCATACAAACAATACTTGAAACTAAATAAACAAGGGAAGTCAGCATTTAAAGATTATAATTAGAGGGCAACCAACCTAAGGGAGTTGCAAAACAATGGACAAAGAAGAACAATTAGCATTAGCTAGAGAGAAAGCAGCCGAAGTAAACAAAGGCAACACATATTCTAGCAAAAACAATAGGTTATGGGCAGAAACTCTGAGACGTGCTGTAGTACAATCAGATGCTGAACGTTTACGTATGATAGCAGAGGCTTTAATAGATAAAGCAGCATCAGGTGATGTATCTGCTATAAAAGAATTAGGTGATAGAATAGATGGTAAGTCAGTAGCAACTACAGAGTTGACTGGCGTAGATGGCTCTAATTTACCTATTAGCATTGGAATTAACTTTGTCAAGCCAGACGATAGCTCAGTTTCCTGATAAACTACAATTCTTATTTGAACCACACCGTTACAAAGTAGCATACGGTGGTAGAGGTTCAGGTAAGTCATGGTCATTTGCTAGAGCATTGCTTATAAAAGCAGCTAATGAGTCTACACGTGTCTTATGCGCACGTGAAATACAAAAGTCTATTAAGCAGTCAGTACATACATTACTTAATGACCAAATACAAGCATTAGGTCTAGGAGCTTTCTATGAAGTATTGGAAGCAGAGATACGTGGTCTTAACGGTAGCACGTTCAGTTTTACTGGGTTGGCTACTAATACTGTGGAGTCCATTAAGTCTTTTGAAGGATGTGATATTGTCTGGGTGGAAGAGGCACAAACAGTATCCAAGAAGTCGTGGGATATTTTAATACCTACAATACGTAAACCTAATTCAGAGATATGGGTATCATTTAACCCTAACATAGATACAGACGATACATACCAAAGGTTTGTAGTAGAACCACCAGAGAACGCTAAAGTCGTAAAGGTAAACTATACAGATAACCCTTGGTTTCCTGAAGTATTAGAGATAGAACGTCAACACAGTCAAAAGACTAACCCAGACTATGCAAACATCTGGGAAGGTGAATGTAAAGCAGCAGTAGATGGTGCTATCTATGCTAACGAGATACGTGAAGCACAAGAGAATAACCGTATTACACAAGTTCCTTATGACCCTATGCTAAAGGTTCATGTAGTTATGGACTTAGGTTGGAACGATAGCATGTCAGTTATCCTATGCCAAAAAGGTGTATCAGACTTACGCATTATTGGTTACATAGAAGATGACCACAGAACATTAGATAGTTATTCAGCACAGTTAAAAGATATGTCATACAATTGGGGAACTATGTTCTTACCACATGACGGACAGTCTAAAGACTTTAAGCATGGTATATCAGCAGAAGATATTATGAAGAAATTAGGATGGGATATTCGTATCGTTCCTAAACAAGATATAGAGTCTGGTATTAAACTAGCACGAATGAACTTTCACCGTATATACTTTGACAAGTCAGCAAATAGACTTGTTGAATGTTTAAAGAATTATCGCAGAAGTATAAACTCTGCAACTAACGAACCTGGTGCGCCATTACATGATGAATACTCTCATGGTGCAGACGCATTTAGATACTTATGTACTTCCATAGAGAACATGAAGAACGAGTCATGGTCTAGTGGTAAGATACAATACAATAACAGAGGAATAGTATGAAGATACAAGACATGGAGATAATTGCACAGATAGAGGCAGAAGAAAATATTGCCTATGGTGTAAATGATAGTGCATTATCTAATGATAGAGCAACAGCGATTGACTATTATCTAGGACAACCATTCGGTAACGAAGAAGAAGGTCGTTCACAAGTTGTATCTTATGACGTTCAAGACACGATTGAGTCAGCACTTCCACAACTCCTTAAAGTCTTTGTAGCCGGTGATAAGGTTGTTCAGTTTGACCCTAAAGGTCCTGAAGACCAAGAAGCAGCAGAACAAGAAACAGATTATATTAACCACGTAGTCATGGAGCAAAACGAAGGCTTCAAGATATTCTACGTATGGTTTAAAGACGCATTACTCTCTAAAAACGGTTATGTAAAAGTATATGCTGAAGAAGAGGAAGAAGTAGAAGAATACGAGTATAAAGGTCTTACAGACGCACAACTACAAATGTTGGTTTCAGATGAGAAGACAGAAGTATTAGAGCATACAGCTTATCCTGACCCATCTGTAAACATGGATGCACTTATCCAACAAGCTATGGCTATGGGACAAGACCCATCTACTATTGTTCAACCTATGCTTCATGACGTTAAACTCAAGGTTACAGAGAAAAAGACTGAGATTTGCATTGAGAACGTAGCACCAGAAAACATGATGGTATCTGTAGAAGTTAATGGTCCTAACTTACAAGATGCACGTTTCGTTCAGCACAGAGAAGTCATGCAATTAGCTGACATTGCTGAAACATTTAATAAGCCATTAGAATATATTAAGTCTGTCATGTCAGACCTTCGTGATACATTTGAAGAAGAGTCTAATGCACGTGATATTTATGACGAAGAATATGACAGAGCTATTGAGTCTAACGAAGCTCTTGTTAAAGACACATACATTAAGTTAGATGGTGAAAGACATAGAGTAGTAGTGTTAGGCAATACTATTCTCTATAAAGAACCATGCGAGTATGTTCCATTTGCATGTATCACACCAATGATAATGCCACATAGACATATTGGTCGTTCTTATGCTGACTTGACTATGGACATTCAACTTATCAAGTCTACACTTATTCGTGGTCAGTTAGATAATATGTATCTAGCTAACAATGGTCGTTATGCTATCTCTGATAGAGTAAACCTAGATGATATGCTAACGTCAAGACCAGGTGGTATTGTTCGTGTAGAAGGTGACCCAGGTTCAGGTATTATGCCTTTATCACATCCACCACTACCAGCATCATCATTTGGTATGGTTGAATACATGGACTCTATGAAAGAGAAGAGAACAGGTATCACAGCATATAACCAAGGTTTAGACTCTAATAGTCTTAACAAGACAGCTTCAGGCGTAGCACAAATTATGTCTGCTGCTCAACAACGTATAGAGTTAGTAGCTAGAACATTTGCAGAAACAGGTGTAAAAGAGTTATTCAAACTTGTTCATCATTTAGTGAGAACTACACTTACTAAACCAGACATTATTCGTTTACGTAACAAATGGGTAGAAGTAGACCCAAGAGAATGGAAAGCTCGTAAAGACTTATCTATCTCTGTAGGTTTAGGTGCAGGTAATAAAGACCAACAACTTATGCACTTAAATACTATTCTACAAGCTCAAAAAGAAGCTATTCAAATTGGTATTACTTCACCAGAGAAGATATATAACGCATTAGCTAAGTTGACACAGAACGCAGGATTTAAGAACCCTGATGAATTCTGGATTAACCCAGCTAATACTCCTGAACAAGAAGGTCAGAAAGCACCTACAGAAGCAGAGATTATGGTGCAAGGTCAACTAGAAATAGAAAGACAAAAAGCACAAGCACAAATGATGCAAGAGCAAGAACGTTCAAAGAATGATATAATTATTGAACGTGAAAAGATAATTGCACAAGCTGAATTAGAAAAGTTTAAAGCTAAATTAAAAGCTGAAACTGATTTAGCTATTGCACAAATTAAAGCTCAAGCAGGAGTAATGTATGGCGGATAAGTCGCTAGAAGAAGTAAAACGTGGTGAACAAGCAGCAGTTATTTTAGATAACCCTATTTACCAAGAAGCATTACAAAAGGTTAAAGATAGTCTTATTGCTAGTATGGCAAATAGTCCATTAGGTGATGAAAAGACTCATAACAGATTAGTTATCGCACTACAATTACTAAACCAAATTAACAAACAACTTACTGACGTTATGCAAACAGGTAAGTTAGCAGCTATTCAAACGGATAGACCTAAGTTTAAAATATTTGGATAGTTTTCATTCGTAAGTAGTTTTCCAGTATTTTGAGTGAAAACCATTTTTACAGGGAAAAGAATTTAGGTAAGGACAAGCCTACTTAAGACTCTTATGAGTCTTTTTTATTGTCTAATTTCAAGGAAAATATTATGAGTGACCAAGTCGCAGAACAGTCACCACAAAGCCGATTAGAGGCTATGCTAGGTGATAGTATTCAAACGGATGTAAAAGAACTAGATGTTCATGAGCAACCAGTAGAAGAACCACAAGAAGAAGCTGAAGTACCTACAGAAGAAACATCTGAAGATACAGACGCTGAACCTACAGACGATAACCCTGATGACCAAGCTGAAGAAGAGGAACAGTCGGAAGATGAAGTTCCAGCTATTC